GCCGCGTCCCGCTCGGCCTCCAGTTCGGCGATGCGGGTACGATACTTCTCAAAGCACCGCCGCAGATCCGACAGCGCCAAGCCCCAGCCGCCATCCAGCTTGTAGGTCTTCTCAGGCGTCGGAAATCCTTGACCGGAGAGAAGTAGCAACACGTCGTCGAGAATATTAAACACATGGTCTTGGTTCGTCATTTCTTACCTCGCGCACGGCAATCGCGCAGATGTGCTTCGACATCTTCCAGATAACCCTCCAGTTCAGCAATGCGCCGCTCCAGCCTCCGCTCAGTGTCGGCCACGATCTCAGCACCCCTCTGAGCCTCGGCGATCAGCATGGCATCAGCAGCCATCTGTTGCTGGGCCTCCCGCAGTTCGTCGCGGAGGGTGTGTACGTTGCTGCCAGCGGTGGCAAGATCCGCCCCCAGCTCCCCGACACGCTTCCGCAGCGCCTCCATGTCGCGCTCCTGAGCCTCATACATGGTTTTCCAGTCGGGGCTGGTCAGCAGCGATTTCCGCTCCCGCATCAACTGCGCGGCCTGGCGGAGAACAGCAGCGTCGGCGGTAAATTCAGCAACCGATGTTTCGGCAGCAAAGACAAATTTCAGATCCTTTGCCGCTCTGGTTTTTTCCGCCACAAGCCTTTCTAGTCGTCTTACTTCCTCTTCGTTCGTCATTTCCCCTCCAGTCCGTCTACCCACGCAATGGCAGCAGCCTTTGCGGCGTCAAGACTGTCTGCGACCTTGGATTCATAATCCGGGAAGGCATCAACATACCAGTACGCGACGCCGGACCTTGCCTGGGCAATACTAAGCATGCGGTCTTTGTACTCCCGTTCAAGCAATACAGACCATTCCGGATCGCACCGCTCCCGCATCAACTGCGCGGCCTGGCGGAGTAAAGCAGCGTCTTTGTCGCCGATGCGAAGGTAGTACTGGGCCATCTCCTCCAGCCTTGCGGCCTTCTGTTCGTTAGTCATTGTCCACCTCCCCCGCACGAAGCGCGGCGGCGCGGAAAGCTGCGGCCTCGCGCATAAGGTCGTCAGTCGTCCGTTCGTAATAGTGCGTTCCGTAGCGCTCCAGGTTCTCGGCTACCTGCTTTTCGATCCACGCGGCAACCGCCTCTGCCCGCTGCCGGGCGAGCCAGTCGAGGGCGGAAGGCTGATTGTCGGGCGTAGGCTCGTATTGGTCCAGTACTCGATGCACATGACGGAGGGCTGATCCTTTCATGGTCCAGGTGTCTTCTTCGTGCGGCAAGACCGCAGCAACTACTGCCCGCAGCGCCTCCACCGCCCGCGCCTCCCCGGCCCGCGCCGCATCCCGCTTGGCCCGCGCCGCATCCCGCTCGGCCTCGACGGCGGCGAGACGGGCCCAGCACGCTTGCCAGCCGCGCCGGAGGGAATCAATCTCGGTCAGAAAATCTACTTTTTCCAAATCCATATCAATCCTCTAGCATCGCCAACACGTCATAATAGCTGCCCAGGACCCTGACCCAATAATCCGGCGTCTGATGGTTGCTCAGGGCAATCATACATTCCATCTCGGTCACTGGATGTACCTCCGCTACCATGAACGGGTTAATCGCCACTCGCTTGTTTTCCTCTGGGGTATACGGATACCCAAGCGTGAATCGAACCAATCGCATCACTTCCCTCCTTTCATGGCCGCGTCGATGGCGGCGTTGCGGTCTGGGTCAGTCGCAATATCGAAAAATAGGCGCGTACGCCAAATCACGCGCCAGCGCCGCGAACAATCCGACCAACTCACATGCGCCTTGTTCTCCTCGCACCACCGCGCCCGCGCCTCATACTCCCGCAGCCGCTCCACCTCCGCCCGCAGCCGGTCGGTCTCTGCGTTGAGGTGGCCGTATCGTGCTCTCCAGTCGTCGATGGTCATGCCTTGCCCCCTCTATCCGAGTTCATCAACAGAAAGATCATGCCTGCGCCCATGGCTTGCTCGTATCGTCGGCCATTCGTATGATCAATGCTGCAAAAGATGCACACGGCCAACACCATGCGGACGACAAACCCCACGACCTCAATCGCAATGTCCCTTGGCTTCACCGCACCACCTCCCATTCCGCCTTCAGTTCCGCCGTGCGCCGCTCCCGCAGCAGCGCGGCCTCGTGGTTCGCCTTAGCGCGTGTGGCGATGACGAGCCATACCGTTGCCCGCCCGTACTGATGTAGCGCGAGGGCGAGGGCGCAGACGGCAAGGACGATTATTGCTCCGATGATTTCCATGTTTCCTCCTTGGATACGGGGCGGCTTCCCGCCCCGGCTGGGTGCCTAGAAGGGCACGTCTTCATCGCCAATCGCCGCAAACGGCGAAGGCCCCGCTTCCACTTCCCGCGCCGCCGATCCACCGCCACGAGGGAATGGACCGTTTAGCCGCACGCCGTACTTCTCCTGCTCCTCGGCCACCACCGACGCTTGCGCGTCCGCCAACCGCGCGTTCAACTTTCGCAGCCAATCGCCGCCGGTCAGGTCGGCCTCGGTTGCGCCCAATGCTTCGAGCCGCTTGCGCGTGCCTGCGATCGCCTTCGGCGTCAGAAACAAATTCGTGCTGCCCTGCGACTCGTCAGCGAACCGCACCACGACCTCAAGCGCCTGCGTTCCGTTCTGGCCCAACTCGATTTTTCGTAGTCCGACGATGCGGACGTCGTACCAGGTTTTGTCCTGCAAATTCTTGGCGATCATTCAGCAGCCCCAATAATCTCGGCGAGCTTGTCGGCGAGGGCGGTGGCTGCTCCCATGCGGGACTCAGTCTCCTCGACCACCGACTGAATTAATGAGTCGCTGGTATCGACTGCCGCGCCGCCCGCGACCTCGGACGCGTGGAACGCATGGAATCGCGACAGCATCCGAGCAAACAGCATCTCGTGCCCGAACTGGTCGTAGGTGCCGGGTTTGTTGTCCTTGCCGCGGCTCCGCGCCACCAGCCCGCTCCGCGTGGCGTCGTCAAGCGTGTAGCGAATCCGCAGCGGCTTCCCAGCCTCGTCGGTCATAGGCTCGCCCATGAAATAGAAGGCGTACTCCGATGCCTTCTCGGTGTGTTCGACAGCCTTCCAGTTGTACCCGCCGCGCCGCAGCAGGACCGCCCGGCCCTTGTAGTGCAGGGCCGGAATCAACATGCCGCCCTGCGGAATCAAGTGAATGAACTGAAGCGACTGGGCCTCGTTGAATCCGTAGTCGCGTCCGTACATATACTTCAACTCGATCTGCGGCGCCGGGATTCCCAGCGCCTGCGAACGCCGCCCGGCCTCGAAGGCGTCGATGCGAAGCTGATCGGCGCGGCTCTTCAGGGTCGCGTCGGTGATGTCGTCCAGCAGCGACCGTTTCGGCTGCTCTGGCGCGGCAGCAGGTTGCGCTGCCTGGATCTGTTCTGTGAGTGTGCTCATGTTGTCCTTTTCCCCGTCACGCCGGGAACACGCGAAACGGACGGCTCACGCTTGGCTTGACAACCTTCGCGTAGATGTCCGGGTAAAACTTCTTCAGCGCAACGGTATCCACCCGCTGCGAAACCTGCGGCCTGTAGCTGATCCGGTACCCCGGCGCCACCCCGCCTGGTGCGTCGCCGATCATGGCGGCCGCGTCGGCCTTGAGCGCCTCCATGGCCTCCTCGGCCTCGTCGCGGACGTCGCGCAGGGCGAGATACTCGGCGGCAATGCTGCCCAAGCCCGCAATGGTCTCGGCGTCCTCGTCCACGTCGACGCGATCCAGCAGGGCCGCGCCTTGACAGCTATGCCTAAACTCGCACCTCCCACACCGCTTGTCGCTGACCGGCAGACGATCCGGCTCCCCGCAGCCGCCGACCATGGCCCAGAATTGCGTAGCCATCTCGCGGACAAGTTCGTAGGCCGCCGGATCGAACGCGACCTCGAAGGTCTCAAACCGCCAGTTGCTCGGCTCCAGCACCGCGAACGCGCCCCACTTGTAGCCAGCCAGCCCCATATACCACTGGATCTGCAACTGGTAGCTGAGCGGTAATCCGTCGCGCAAAAACGCCCGAAACGCCCGTTCGTTGGCGGTTTTGCACTCGAGCACGCCGGGCCCGCGCTCATCGCCGACAATCATGCGATCCATCGCCCCGGCCTCCCAGTCCTGCTCGCCGAACCGCGAACCGGTGCGCCGGACCTTCCGGCCCGTGCGCTCTTGGTACTCCTCGACGATGAGCGGTTCGAGCTTGGTGCCGCGGATCAGGTGCCCGCGGAACTCGACTTCGTAATCCGGCTCGACGCCGCGTTTCTGGTACCACAGCTTGCGGGCGCAGCCGTAGGGCGGGGCGTTGACGATGTGGCCCAGGTCGCTGCCGCCTATAAACCTTGTCCTGTCCATATTCCTCCTCGCTTCATTTGCCCCCAGCCGTGGGACCGGGGGCTCGGTATTGGGTTTGTTACCACGTTGAATCGTGCTTCGTCTACCGGATCCTCCTTGTTTTCTTGATACCGTCCAACGGACGGCTGGCAGTGACGCCAAGAAGCCGGCCAGCGGAATCCACGCCGCCTCTCGTCCGGGTATACCCTTTTGAGATCTGGCCGGCCACCTCGCGCCACTGGCGCTCCTGCTCTGCCTTGGCCGCGCCTACCTTGATGTAGTGCTCGATCATGGCCTTTGCTGTATCGAATGAATCCATATCGTCCTCCAGACAAAAATCGGCCGCCCACCTGTGAAGACAGGCGGCCATGCTCAACCCAAGGAGTGCGCCCTTGCGGGCCCCGTAGGCCTGTCGGCCTCACCGAACGCCGCGAGCGGCGCTCAGTGCGAGAGACAGGTGTAAATGTAAACCGCAAGCGCCCAGTTAAGCGCCAGCGATAAACCAAGACCGACAATTAGCGCGTCTTTCCCGCGCCGCTCGCGCTCTATGCGCTTGCGGAACACCTCGTAGCTGATCATGACTGGTAAGCCTCCAGCCATGCCTCGGCGAGCAGGTAAATCGCCGCACAGGCGCGAACGGCGGGGTGGCCGAAGTCGGTCAGCAACATCGCGGCGGTCATCAACGTGACCACGATGTGCAGGATGGTGAGGGCGGTGGAGGGTGTCATTGCGCGGCCTCCACGAACCTGGAGCCCCACGCGATCCGCAAATCGGCGAGTATCTGCTCTGCCGCCTCACACTCCATCCCCTCGGTGACGCATTCGCCACCGACCCAAACCAGCCCGTCGCGAAATTCAACGGCCGCGCCGTCCAGTGTGCCGATGCTCACGCCCGCACCTCGTCCAGCGCCGGGACCGACGCGCCCAGCGCCTTCAGAACGATGAGCCGCGCCATGGCGGTCGGGGTCAGCCCGAGCGCGCGGCCAGCAGCGATTAGCTTGCCGTGCGCCTCAGGGCTCAACGATATTGCAATGTTTCGTTTCTCCATGCTTAATTTTTAGCATGAAAAACTTACGGATTGCAATGGTTTTGTATATTAAAACAGTTTAACCCTACTGCGCCAACGCCGCCTCGGCCAGCGCCTTCCGCTTCGCTTCGATAGCCGCCATCTGTTGCCGCAACGCGAGGATGTCGGCCTGTAGAGCCTTCGACGGGAACTGCTGCGCCAGCGAAAGCGCCTGGTTCACGATCATGTGCCGCACGGCGTCGGCTACGCTGTCGTACTTCGGCTTGCACTCCTGCCCGGCGGGCTTCCCCGGCTTTACGATGTTGCCGTCCGCGTCCTTCTCGGCAGGTACCTCAGGCACGGTCTTGCATTCGGTCTGCGTGGCCATCCACTGGCTCAAGGTGTCGATGCCAGCCGCAGCGGGCGCGCCGCTGATCGACTCGACCAGCTTGGTGCCGTTGGGCAAGGTGATGGTGATTTCGACCTTCGACTGGTCCTGGGCGAAGGCGGCAACGGCAGCGAGGATGAGGGCGATTAAAAGTTTCATGTGAAAGGCTCCTGGTCAGGTAGCGGCGCTGTCGCGAGGGATCAGCGCCGCTGCTGGTTGCGGTTAGAGCTGGATGCCGAAAAACGCAGCCAGCTCGATGATGATGATGATAATCGGGTCCATGGAACTAGTATAAAGCCGTCCATGCGTAAGCATTCGCGGCGTCTTTCCGGCACACCCGGAACGTGTCAGCCACCCCCGCCCCGCCCTGCACCATCACGACCTGCCCGCGCAGTGTGGCATCGCAGGTGCCTTCGGTGCCGTTGGCCCAGGTGTAGATGCGGGCGAGGATGGTTCCGTTGCTGTTGGCGGAACCGTCTCCGACTTGGAGGGTGTTCGCCGAGGCGCGGGAGAGGGAGAGGTCTTTGGTGCCGCCTTGTAAAACAGTGGAAGAAAAACGATACAGAAGCGCACTCCCTACGTCAACAAACGCGCTGTTTTGGTAAAACCTGTCGTTGGTATTGTAGAACTCATTGGACGCAAATCCTCCCTGGGAATTTACATACGCTATAACTCCTCCTGCCGCACTCTGCCACGTCGTCAAATTCCCGCTCTGCCCCACCCCCGCCCGGACGACGAGGGAGGTTGAGCCGATGGTAGCCCGCTCGTCCTGAAACTGGACGGTCGGGATATTCACGATCATGTTATTTGCGCTTTCGTATTTCCAGACACTGCCGTTGAAGTACGTGTTTAGGCCATTCGCCCCCGCTGAGTCAGTTAGCTCAAGCGATCCTCGGGAGTTCGATCCGCTTAATTGCGCGCGTCCCGCCTGCGTGGAGCGAACAACGCCCGTTGCCGCCATATTCCCCGCCACCTGCAACCTGTTACTCCCGTCGTCGGTGCCAGTACCGAGGAGGAGGTTGCCGGTGGAGTTTAGTATTGCGTGAGTGATCGTATTGTTTTGAAAAAATATCCCAGTATTCGCGCTGTTATTGATCACGAAAGCGCCGCCGCCGCCGGGGGTGGCCGTCCACCGAACCGTTCCGGCACTTTGCGTCAAAATGCCTGCGCCGTCTGCCGCAGAGGCGTTTCCGATTGTCAGCCTATCGCCAACGGAACTCCAGCTAAGTTGTCCCGCATCCTGCCCCAACACCCCCGCCGCCGTGACGAAGGGAATCGAGCCGACGGTGGTGAGAGTTGACGCGCCGCCGACAGCGCCCGACACATCCGCCAGCGCGACCGCCGCGCAAGTCAGGTTACCGTTGGCGGCGATCGCCGTGGCAAACTGCCCCGCGCTACAGTCGGTAGGGTTGGCCGCAAGCGCCGTCGCCGTGCTGGCGTTGCCCGTGATGCCGCTTGCCCACACAGGCAGGCCGCCGCTGACCGTCAAGACCTGCCCGGTTGATCCGATGCCGACGCGGACGGCATC